TCGCCCATCATCGACGCCTCTAGATGCCCTGCTGCGTTGTAGCCGATCGTTATGATGTTTACGCTGGTGGCCGTCGTCGGCTTCAGCGTCACGTAATACGTGCTACCTCCCGACACGCTCACGTCAGAAGAAAACACGCCCTGATAAACACGGCTCGACGCCGACCGGATCGTGTTGCTGTCGACACTGACTGTTGCCAATGCTGTGCCGCCCGAATCGTAGAGCACCAGATCGGCGTTGGCGCTCGGCGTGTAAAACGCGGCGATGCCCCGAACCTTCATGTCCGCGTGCGGTATCCACAGATTGCCCCGCTCGTCGGGAGTCGATCCAGTATTGAACGCTCGGCTCGTCAGGGTCTCTGCTGGTTGTGCGCCGGTGAAAGTGCCGAAAGTGCCGTCATTGTAGACCAGCAGGATGTTGGCCAAATTGGCGGTGAGTGCCCATGTCGTGCCGTTGAAGTGTGCTGGCGAAGTTTCCTGTGGCATCGGCCCGGCACCGGTCCCCACTGTGTGATGCGAAAACGCGATCGAGTCGCCCGCGTCGAATGTCGCAAATTCCCACACGACAGACAGCAGATCGCCCTGCGTTACCGTACGATTGGTTCCGAGAGTGATCGTTTTCCACGTGTTGGCTGTTATGTCAGCGTTGCCGATCGAAGCCGTTTGATCCTGCGTCCCGTCCGGCTGTGCGGGAGGGCCAGCGGTCAGGCTCGTGTCTTGCAGGCTCAGCGTGAGGGCCGTGGTTGCCCCTTTCGTGATCGCCCCAAACCTAAATCCGATCCCGCTAATTGTGCCTGATTTTGGCACCACGCCGCAGACCGCATGCCGATGCGTGCTCGCTGTCAACGCGGTCGACGCCGTGAACGACAGGCTGGCGTTGTCGTCGAACACCGGCAGCGCCAGCGGCTGGCCTGGCCACACGTTAGGCATTGTCTACCTCCATTCTGCAGAGAAGGTCCGCCCGCTCATCGTGGGCCGATTCGCTCAACAACCACAGAGCCAACCGCCACGCGAGATTTTCCAGCAGCGACCGAATCACAAGCGCGGCAATCGTCTCAAGAACGATACCACACTCGGGGTCTCGCCGCATCTTGGCCTCCGCTTCGTGGACCACCGACTGCACCACCGAGACAGCGGGAGTCTGATCCAATCGGTTGCCGCGATGCCGCTTGGCGAACCGCACCCCAGCCCGTGCTGTGTGCTTTGCCAGCGTAGGCAGGTAGGCATTTGCCGCCACGGTCTCATCCTCGCCGGGAGGATTGCCGACCGCCAATCGATGCCGGTTGTTGCGCCAGTATTCGCGTTCGAGTTGTCCCGCGAGTTCGTTGACGGTCATTCGCCCAACACCTTGAATTCAACCTGCCGCCAGTTTGTGTGCACGATCCCAGTCCGTGTAGTGGGTCGGTACTCGGCCCCGTTGACACGAAATCCGATCCCAAAACCGAACTTGGTCACCGTCCCACGAGGCGTCGGATCGTCGAACGTGATGCGCGGCTCCGGCCCGCTCAGATCGTACCTGCCCCGGATCTCCCCCACCTGCAGCGTGACACCGTCGGTCACCGTCGCCGTCTGCTGCTGATCAGGAACGAACACAAACCGCCCGCCACGCCCTGCAAATCGCCGAACAGTGTCAACGGTCGTCTCTGCCTCTGGGGCTCGCCGTGGGGCTGCTACAGGCTCACTGACGGGGTTTTTCTCGCGGTAGGCTGCAACCAATTGCTCGACCGTCTCACGGCCACGCCAGCCGACCACCTGCCAGTATTTTCCGTCGTGCCCCTGGAACACCCAAGTGGGTGTTGATTGCCCATTCTGCGGGTTGGTCTTCGTCACCGCGAACGGAAAGCCATTTTGGGCGATCCACGCATCGGCCGCAGCACATGGCGGGCAGTTCGGGCTCGTGACCATCCAGACTCGGGGGAGCGCCGTCGCGATCAGGGGGGCTGATGACTGACCCCCCTCCGCTGTAATCGGTGCCCGGGGGTGAGTAGTCCCCGTTCCCCCTGTCTGGACTGGTCCCGGGTCCGTGAACTGACCGAGGGCCGCTAAAAGGATGATCGTTTTCACGCCATGAATCCTTTCCATCGGAATGTACGGGGGGCGAACCCCTGCACTCCGCTCACCGTGTACGCCCCGAATGGCTGCGACAGAAGCGCGGTCATCGTGTCGACCGTCACGGCGAACCAGCCGCCATCACCCCACCGCTCGCCGTGGGAGTTGGCCACCCAGATCAGCCCGCGTCTCCGGTCGTAGTCGACCGCACAGACAGCGTGACCACCGAGGGACCGACCACCCGGGACACGTTCGATGATGCCGCCTGTGTACCCGCCCATTTCCGTGGTCCAATACATGCCGAACACGGTGGCCCCGATCCCTGCCCCAAGCCGTTGGATCACCTCCTCTCCAGTGTTGGCTCTTGCGACGGATTGAACCCTGTGGAGTTTCGCCCGTGTCAAGAGATGCAATGGTAGTTCGGTCTCAAACAACTCACCCTGCCGCCAGTATGGGTACTCGCTCTCCAGCACTGACCCCGTATCCCTCGAAGCCATCACAACGGCCTCGATCGATACGCCGTTGTCCCCACGGTGGAGAGTCTGCGCCCAGTCCAGCGCCGCGATGTACGAGAACCGGGCCGATAGGTCTTCCGGGTGCGATTGGAACGCCAGATCGAACAGCCGGGATTCCTCTAGGGCCTGTTGCAGCGCACAGCCAGAACACGCATTACGCGGCCCCTGATTCATAACCCGCAGCCATCGCCGCGCGTTCAGTGTCTCGGGGATGTCGCCCGTGACAATCGGGGGAGCACTGCAGACGAAGGCCACCCGGTCCACTTCGGCGGATGACGGTTCAAGGCAGCCTAGACCGTGCTCACTCATGCTAGGGCCAACTCCTTCTGTCTCGACTGTCCGGCAGCGTGTCCGATCCTCGCCCGTGCAATCTCAATGTACTCGTCGGACAACTCACAGCCAACAAATCTGAACCCCTCCAGAATCGCCGCCTTGCCCGTGCTCCCGCTGCCGGTGAATGGGTCGAGTACCAGCCCATCAGGGGGCGTGACCAATCGGCAGAGGTAACGCATCAGGTCGGTTGGCTTTACGGTCGGGTGATGGTTGCGGGACATGGTCACCGATCCCATTGTTCCATCGTGTCGCCCAGACATCCCACCGGCAATTTGTTCCTCGAACGCCCGCAGTCCCTCATCCCGATCCCGCTTCGACGCCTTGGGGCAGTAGAAGAACCTCGCCGCATCCCCCAGCAGATCGGTTACCTCCTCGCTGCCGTCGTGGATGAAGTTAGCGGGCCAACGACCGAGGGCATGCGGATGCTTGTCGATTTCTGGCGTATCGCCTTCCGTGAAAAACTTGACGCTTCCGAGTCCCGTTGCGGTGACTGGCTTCCATGGCTCCCCATCAATCCGGCACCCATCCACATTGATCCCGCCCGTGCCCCACTCCAGCACGTTCCCTGCTACAGTCCCCCGCAGTGGCTTACGGGCCACGATGATCGGCTCGTAGGCGGGCTTGAGGGCCGTGCCCCAGCCCTGCCACTGGCGGGCGGCTTCGGTGGCGGGGGCGGTGATGTCCATTGTGGTTTTACCCTCTGCCCACGGACGCACCCATCCGCCATTTGTGTTGTCACCGCCGGCGCTTGGCGTCTTTTTGATTGTGCCCACCACCTCCCGCTCCGCACCCGCCTCCCGGTCAATCGCCTTACTTACGTCGTGCGACTTCGGGAAGCCCGACCCATACACCCACATCACACAATCGCGGATATCCCACCCGGCATCCTCGATGGCACACGCGAGACGGTGATAGGTGCGCGTTCCGCCGAACGCGAGTAGGTGGGCTCCCGGCTTGGCAATGCGAAGAGCCTCCGCCCAGAACTCCACGCCGGGTACACCGTGGTCCCACCCCTTGCCCATGAACGACAGACCGTAGGGCGGATCGGTGACGATGCTATCGATGCTCTCGGGGTCGAGAGTCCGCATCACCTCGCGGCAATCGCCATGATGAACGGTCCAGCGGTCACTCACCTTGCCACCCCCGCGAGAGACTCAGCAGCACACTCCGCCATCGCTCCCGATCCCATTTGTCCTGTTCCCCCGCCGCGTCGAGAATCGCCCGCTCCAGCCGCTCGTTCGCCACCCGCCTAGCCTCGATCTGCTCCGCTCTCCACGCCTCAGCCGCTGACGCCCAGTCCCCCGGGTCGGTCTCGGATGTCCGGGCAGCACGCTGGGAGAGTTCGCGGAACAGGGTCAACCGAAACTCCCGGGCCGCCTGCTCGACCTCGTCCTGTGCAGGCGGGGGGGCGGTGTCGCGCGAGGAGTCTCGCACGGGAGCACACCCGAGGACCGCCAGCAGGAGGACGAGGGCGAAGAGTCTCACGGCTTGGCCTCCGCCGTCGTCTTCTTCCACGCCTCGATGACAGCCTGTGCCCGATCCCATTGACCATCGAGGGCCAACTGGTACAGCGTGTCACAAACCTGTTTGTGTCCGGCACATCCCGGCTTGTCAGGGGTGGCAGACACCCCAAGGAACGCCTGCCCCACACCGCCAGCCGCAGCCAGCAGCGCGGGGACGCCAGCCCAGACCGCGAGTTCTCCTGGGGTGCCGTCGGCCGTGGTGAGGCGACCGAGGTTCCCCGAGGCGATCAGGCCAGACAGGACGGACAGCAGTTGTGTGATCAGGCGGGGCCAGTTCATGGCTGCGGGCTCGGCGGGGGAGGGGTCGGCACCAGAGGCGACGGGGGGCCGATCGTCATGATGGCGGTGATCAATGCCATCGCCTTCGCCAGCAATTCCTGTGCGGCTTGCTGGATCTTCGGG